CCACCACATCAACCGGTTCGGTAACATTCTCAAATCCAAATAACTATCAGTATAGAGTAACGGTAGATGTAAGTGGAATCACTAACACATTTACAGAATCAGAGATGAACTACTTAATGTATCTAAGAATGTTTCCTGCTGAAATCGCATCTTGGGATTATCATACAATGAACTTCTACGCATTGGATAGTTCAGATATTGTAACTTATTCAGATGTATTCTCCGCATACCAAATCTACAAATGGGGACAGAATTTCGGATACACTTATAATAACAATTGGGTATATTCTCAATTGGAAAAGGATGATATAGAATCAAACGCAAATAGTTTGATATACCATCTCAAATATCCTCAATCATCGGTAAGAACATTTAACAATCTCAATAGGTTTTATATCGTTTCTTTAGGTAAACACCGAAGAACAACTAATACTAATAAAATAACACAATGAATCCAATAGTATGCTATTTCGTAGCTTCAGTAATGTCTTTGGCATCAATCAAAGATATTCCAGAAGAAAAATTCACTTTCGGTGTAAGACAAATCACCGAAGAAATCGTAGGACAAGACTCACCACTTTGTCCTGATGGTTCTCCAATCTATGTTGTGGTGGAAGAAATCAAAGCACCAACTCAAGGTGTGAGAATCGGACCATTCGAATTCAAACAAAAGAAAACTTTCGTAACTGTAAAGGTTACAAAGGATGGTAAACAAACCACTGGTGTGGGTACTGCCAAAATGAATGTGGCAGCAACTCTACTCCAATTGCAAGATGAAAATCTACCATTTGAACAAACCGAATTCTCAGTTGCGGTAAAAAGAGCAATTGAAGATGCTTTAGATTAATTTCTGATATTTATTGCCATAAATGGTTACATATAAAAAATTACATTAATATATTACACCAAAATGGCAAAAGGACAATCGGTATCGATGAGAATTGAAAAGCATGTATCAAGACCAGGTGTACATGCAAAGACAAAATCTTCTAAGAACAAAAATTCAAGAAATTATAAGAAACCTTATAGGGGGCAGGGTAAGTAACCCTCCCCCTTACTTTTTGGTTTATTGATATTTATATATTGAACAAATATTGATAAACTAATTATGTCAACAGATTTCGAATTATTTCCAGGTAAAAACCTGAGTGGGTTGTTTGAAGATATTTACAACAACCAAATAAACAAAAAGAAACACATTTCTGAAATCATTCACGAATTACGAAAGAGTATCAGACATGCTGGTGATATGGCTGTATTAGGTCCTGTCATCAAAGATTTAATTGATACATCTGTTCGTAATGATGACCAATTGGTGAAGTTAGCAACTATCGCACAAAGAATTATTGCATCTAATCAAAAATCAGAAGGAGATAGTGGTTTCCTTACTGAAGCTGAAAGAGAACAATTACTTGCTGAAATCGAACAAGTTCAAGATGAGGTTGAACGAATGGATAATTTACAAAACGAAGTAGAGGAAATTAAACAAAAAATAGGAAAGTAAGATGGGATTGGAATCTGGTAGAAGTCAATTAGCTAACTCATTGGGTAGTAACAACTCATTTAATTTTAATACATCTCCAAACTATGGTGTTGTTTATGAGGTTATTACTGATGTAGATACTCAAACGGCTAAAAACAAAGGTTTAGCTGGAGCTACTGCTATCGGAGCCATCAGATTTAGAATGATGGGGGGTTCTAATTTAAATTATGATGAACAACTTCCAATCGCATTTCCAATTGATAAAAATGTAACATCGTTACCAACTAAAAACGAAATAGTTGTTATTCATAATTTGGGTGGGAATTATCACTATTCAAGAGTTGGTGGTGATTTGACTCCAAATGTAAATACCATTGGTAATGTAATTTCATCTAAGTTTTTAGCTAAAGAACAATCCAATGATAGTACTACAAAATCAAAAAGTTACCAAAATGTAAGTCAAACTAATATTTCAAGAGTTAACTCTAATTCCAATTTAGATGAATATGATGGATTTGGAGAATACTTCATACCTCAGCAAAATATACATAAACTTAAATTATATGAGGGCGATACTTTAATAGAAAGCAGGTTTGGTCAATCAATTCGATTTAGTGGATATAATAATCCAAATAATTCGTTTTCACCAACTATTATTATCAGAAATGGTGAAAGTGGTGAATCTTTAACATCTGGTATTGGTAATTCTACCGAAGAAGATATTAATAAAGATGGTAACATAATTCTATTGGGTTCAAACGAATATCAACTTCCATTTCAACCAGGTACTGTTGATGATAATGGTTCGAATGATTTCGAAACCACTCCTCAATCGTTTAAGAACTATCCAAATGATTTAAAAGGAAACCAAATCTTATTAAATTCGGATAGATTAATCTTCTCAGCAAAATCATCGGAAATGATTTTCTATTCCAAAGGAAACTATGGATTCATTTCAGATGGTGAATTATCGATTGATAATAAATTTGGTATTAGAGCAAATGTAAACGATGATATCAATATTACCACTAACGATAGGAATATGAATATCAACAGTGGCAATGGTAACATCAATTTGGGCAACCAAAATTTAGAATCATTAGTTAGGGGAGAAACATTGGTACAACTACTTACTGAATTGATTACCGCAATCGAAGTAATGACAGTAGCTACTCCAGCCGGTCCATCTTCACCACCTATTAATGTGGCATCTTTTAGTAAAGTAAAAGGACAGCTGAGAACAATGTTGAGTAACTTAAATAAAACATCGTAATGTCTTGGTCACTCTTCAAATCAAACATATTACGAAAAACCAATATCGCATTTAATAACAACAATATAAATGAGGTAGCTAAAATTTGGGCAAACGAATATGATGCTGCAGTAAAAAGAGGGAAAGATTTTCTAAATTTTGAATCGGTACAAAGTGGGAATAAGGATATAATGGAAACTTTATTTAAAGTTGCATTATTAAAAGGATTATCTACTCCACCTGGTGTTGATTTTTCATTGGTAAATGAATTTGGAAATGGTGTAAAGGCATATTGGGCTGGTGCTCAAATGAATCCATTCCCAATTCCATTAATCCCATCTCCGGGTTCTATTCAAAATATACAAGTTAATTCTAATGTGGTTTTTAATGTGGGGACTTGGCCGGTGTATCCACCACTAAGACCTGCAAGAAAGCAAGAAACTATGGTGGATATGTTCATCTTAGCCGCTATTGTACATTTGTTTTCAATTGGTGGGGTGATACAAACTACATCTTTATATCCATCAACCCCAACCCCAATCCCAGCACCTGGAGTAATTAGTTGGACAGGATATTTAGTTCCACCAGCAATTCCAATTCCAAATATCAACTTCCCTTCAGAGGATGGTAGTGAACCACCTGTGATTGAGCAAAGTGATGGGAGTGATGGATTCCCAATATCATCAACCGACCAAGACACCGACCAAGCTGATGTATTGGATGGTGATACTTCATTGGAAAATGTAATCAATGTTTCCATCCCAGCGGATGTAACTGATGCATTGGAAATAGATGAAATTGTGAAAGATTTCAAAGAACAAATACGAATGGGTGGTACGAAGTGTGAATAAAAATCAAAAAAACCCAAATCAAATATTTATAGAGAAAGGAAAACATTTATAAAATGGATACTGATAAATTAGTTAAAGCAATACAAATTATTGTAAAAGAAGAAATTAAGGCAACTCTTCCTAAGTTAGTTAAGGAGGGGGTTAAGAGAGAAATGGCTAGATTGTTAAAAGAAAACAAACAATTAAGAGAGGCCTTAACTCCACAAACTCCACCACAACCAACTTTTATGGATGAACCTGTGATTGAAAATGTATTACACAATCAACCACAAAGACAGTTTAGTTCTAACCCAACTATTAATGAAGTGTTGGCACAAACCCAACCATTCTCAGCACAACAAAGAACTGGAACTGGAGTTCCTTCTTATGCTGGGGCACCAACCGAAACATCGTTTGGAACAATGCAGTTTGATTCAACCTCAACTCATACATTGGGACAACAAAACATAGCACAACAAATGGGTTATGGTGATATGGCAATGCCTGGACAAAAGCAGGGATTGGGTGTAACAACTGGATTAGCTGGTTTGGATAGAATTTTAAATAGAGATAACTCTGAATTGATTAAAGCTTGGGATAAGAAGAAAAACTTCAGACCAGGTATGGGATAATAGATTATGGCAGTTGAATTAGGTAGAAAGATTGTTAAAGATACACCACAATATGCAAACTATGCTATTGGTATCACCTTACCATTAACTTTTGGTGAGAATACTTTTGAACAATCATTTCTTACCAAAGACCAGGTTAAATCTAATATTAAAAATCTTCTACTTACAAAAAAAGGTGAGAGAATTCTACAACCCGAATTTGGTAGTGGATTACAAGAGTTACTATTTGAACCAAATGTTGATGATTTGGAAAGTAGGATTGAAGATACAATCAATCAAAGTTTGGAACAATGGTTACCATATGTTACAGCCGAAGAAATCGTTATTGAATCAACCGATGAGTTACGAGATAACAATAGAATAAATGTTTCGATAGATTTTAGAATCGGTAATAATGTGAATTTAGAAAATTTAACTTTCACTGTACAGGGATAATAAGAAATGGCAATAACAAAAACAACAAAGAACTTTAAGAATAGGGGTAAGGATATACAATACCTCAATAAAGATTTTGCCGCATTTAGAGGTAATCTAATTGAGTTTGCAAAAACTTATTTCCCAACAACTTATTCTGATTTTAACGAATCATCTCCAGGTATGATGTTCATTGAGATGGCATCATATATTGGTGATTCACTTTCATACTATATTGATGATACTCTAAAAGAATCATTAATGGTTCATGCGGAAGATATTGAAAATGTAATGGCTTTATCTCAATATTTGGGATATAAACCAAAAGTAACTTCACCAGCGGTAACCACCCTTTCGGTTTATCAATTAGTTCCATCAATCGGAACTGGAGTCAATAACACCTATGATTCCACATACCTCTTACGAATTAAAGAAGGAATGGTGGTTGAATCTACAAATGGTGTATCTTTTATTACGCAGGATGTTGTAGATTTTAATGATGATACTAATAGAGAAATAACCATATATCAAACCGATAATACAACTGGAGAAACTTCATTTTACTTAGTTAAAAAGTTAGTAAATGCAATTTCAGCTGAAGTTAAAACTACTGAGTTTGAGTTTGGGACATATGAGGCATTTAGAACGATTGATTTGGGTGATACTAATATTATCGATATCTATGATGTAAGAGATTCAAACGGAAACAAGTGGTATGAAGTTCCTTATTTGGGACAGGAGTTGATATTTGTGGATTATCCAAATACAGCAGCTAATGACCCAGACCTGTATCAATTCAAATCAACTGTACCATATGTACTAAACACTTTAAAAACATCTCGAAGATTTGTTAAGAAAGTAAATGGTGATAGTACAACAACTATTCAGTTTGGCGCTGGAGACCCTACGGCAAATGAGGAAACAATTATTCCATCATTTAAAAATGTAGGATTAGGATTGCCAAATTCAATTTCTAAATTGAATGAATCTTTTGACCCAACAAACTTTTTGAAAACGAACACCTATGGAACATCTCCAACTAACACAACACTTACGGTAAAGTATTTAGTTGGTGGTGGGGTAGAATCAAATGTAAAGAAGGGTACGATTACTCAAATCAGAAATGTACAATATGAAGAAGATACTACATTATTTACACCACAACAATTGGGAGTTTATAACTCAGCTAAGAACTCTATCGCTGTAGATAACGAAGTTCCAGCAACTGGTGGTAAAGGTGGAGATACAATTGAAGAGATTAGACAGAACGCTTTAGCAAACTTTGGTTCTCAAAATAGAGCAGTAACTTCAAAGGATTATGAAGTAAGAGTATTATCGATGCCAACAAAGTTTGGTTCGATTGCAAAAGCATACGCTACCGCAGATGGTACATTAGATAATAACTCACCATCATCTATCTTAGCTTCACCAAAAGCTCTGCAAGAGTTTACTGATTTGGTAATGAGTTTTGTAGAGAAGCCAGATAATGAAGAACCAGATAGAAAATCGGTTCAACAAGAACTTCAAAAATTCTTAATTGGTAAAACATCCAATGAGAATGAAAAGAACAATCCATTTGCAATCAACCTCTATTTATTAGGTTATGATTCTGATGGTAAACTTTCTACATTGAATAGAGCAATCAAAGAGAACTTAAAAACATATCTGTCTGAATATAAAATTTTAACCGATGGTGTAAACATCAATGATGGTTTTATTATTAATATAGGTATCGATTTTGAAATCATTACTTTTAAAAATTATAACAAATCAGAAGTATTAACAGATTGTATTCAAGAACTGAAGGATTATTTTGATATTAATAATTGGACTTTCAATAATACTATTAATATTTCAGAAGTGGAATTGCTTGTAGCAAATGTGGAAGGTGTAAGTTCAGTTCCAAAATTAGAAATTGTAAATAAGTGCGGTGGTCAATATTCACCTAACTCATATAACATTCAAGCGGCAACTAAAGATAAGATTGTATATCCATCATTAGACCCATCGGTTTTCGAAGTTAAGTTTCCAAATGCGGACATTAAAGGGAGAGCAAGATAATGGCATACTATTTCCTTACAGCATCAAAAGATGCATCGGTGTACTTACAACAACCTGACCAAAATTGTGGTTTAGATGAGGTATTAGAGGTTAGTAAGGTTTATTATGGTAACATCAAAGATGTATCCAGAGCACTCCTTAAATTTGATGTAGTGAATTTCTCATCATCACTTTCAGAAGGAAGTGTAGGATTCGAAGAAGCAACTCTTGTTATGAGAGAAACTGATTCCGAAGAACTACCATTAGATTTCACTATTAACATCCACCCAATCTCAGCTTCTTGGGAAATGGGTAAAGGTACGAGATTTGATAATGTAGAAACCGCTGGTGTAACTTGGAATTATAGAGAAGGTGATTCATCAGTACGATGGGTAAACAATGTGGTAAATGGTTCGATTGTATTTGCACCAAACTCAACGGGTTCATTTGCTGGTAGAGGTGGTGTATGGTATTCTAATCTAAACGCTACTCAGAACTTCTCTTATAAAACGCAAGATATCAATGCAGATATTACTTCAATTTTCCAAGCTTGGTTAAGTGGTTCAATTCAAAACGATGGATTGATTGTGAAGCATGAAAATTCGGTAGAAGAAGATACCAACGATTATGGTATCCTTAAATTCTTCTCCAAAGAAACCAACACAATCCACCAACCAAAAGTTAGAATCGGTTGGGATGATGTATCTTTTACAACTGGCTCTCTAACTGAGTTGACATCGGAAAATATCAAAGTTGGAATCAAAAACTTTAAGAAAGAATACAAAGTAAATACAACTCCTAAGTTGAGAGTAGTAGGTAGAGATTTATATCCAGTTAAAACATTCTCAACAACGGCTCAATATGGTATTAGTAAATTCTTACCAACAACTTCATATTATCAAATCAGAGATTATCATTCTGATGATATTATTGTTCCATTCTCAGATTATACAAAGTTAAGTTGTGATAGTAGTGGTAACTACTTCAATCTAAACTTATCAAATTGGGAAGTGGATAGAGTTTATAAAATAGAATTTAAAGTAACCATCAATGGAGTTGATAATTTCTTTGATGAAGATTATACATTTAGCGTAATAGCATAAGATGAAAAACAGCGGATTAAAAAACGAACAAAAAGTTCAAGAACTTCTAACGAAGGGTTCTAACGCATTAGGTGAAAAGAACTCCGCTGGTGTACGTCTCTTTAAAGAATCCGATTTGGGTGATGGGGTTATTAGTGGTAAACTTATCAGACCCAAATACAACAATGCTGAGCTAAAGAAATCAATCGATACTGATATTTTTGAATTGCTTCCACAAGAAGCACCTCAATTACCTGATATGGTACTTCGTTCGGTGTACAATGTAGCAACTCAATCGATTGCAGATTTAACTTTACAAGTCCAACAACTAACTAATGAGGTATCAACTTTAAGTACTAAAATTTCGGAGTTGGAAATAGTAAGTGAAAGTTTGAAAATTGAAGCTGACAACGAAAGGTTAAAAGCTAACATCTCAGAACAACAAACATTAACCGCTAATCAGCAAATTGCTACAACAACCATCGATTTACAAAACGCAATTCAGAACTCTATTAACGAAGCAATTCAACGAGTATCTTTAACTGCAAGAAACGAAGCACTATATCAAGAGAATGTATCTCTTAGAGAACAACTATTTGGTCAAACTGCACAAATTGCGGCTGGTGCTGATGCACTAACTGCAACAGTAGCAGTAAATAGTTTACAAAAAGACCCAATTAAAGGTGATATCTATGGATTCGCTAAGAAGAAAAGAAATGGAGGCTTCCAAGGATTCCAATCTGGGCAGAAATTTGAAATCGTAAATAGTGGTGATGAATCTGTTAGTGTTACCTTAGTAAAAGGTGGTGATAGTAGTTGGTACACCCTATCACCAACAGGTGGAGTTCCATTTAATGTTGGTGCTGGTGAATCTAAAGAATTTTCGTTATCACCAAATAATGATAATATCAATGACAGAAGACCAACTGGACTTGGTAAAGCAAGAGAATATGAGGGTACATTGACAGTTAAACTTTCGACTGGTGAAAGTGTAATATTAAATACTAAACTTAGAAAAGTAAGAAACTAAGATGGCAATTAGAACATTTAAAGAAATAATAGATAATAAAGGATATCGAATCAGTTCGAAGGATAGGCAAATCTTCGAAGAGGGGACTTTACAATCCTTCTTTGGATTTTCGGATTCGGATATGATTGAGTTTATTATTTACGATGCCAATGATAATCAACTACCTCAAGGTGAATTTGGTGAGTTAGTTAGATACATACCACTTAACTCCGAAAACATCAAAGATTATTTTTTAATTGCCGATGGTACTGAATTACAAGCGTTCCAATTCCCATCTGAATATTTTATTGATGTTGAACGATTAGTAAATGAAGCTGGATATAATAATGGTATTTTTAAAACTCAAATTACTTTATTAAATAAAAGAGTAGGATTTGAATCACCAAACGAAAAGTTATGGATAAGTGAAATATCACCATCCAGAACCGAAATTCGATTATTACCAATTATGAATGGAGTATCAAAGAAAACTGATTTACTACAACGATTTGGTATTATGGCTGGTGGTTCTGACTTTAGAGATGATATTGTCCCATATATTTCAAACTTTGTAGAATCAATCAATCCATCTGAAGTTAGTGGATTTATTAAAAAGACTTATGGTGAAGATTGGTACAATAACTTTGTAGCAGAATTTGGTATTAATGGTTTAGATAATTTAGTAACTAAAATTTATAATAGTTTTAGAACATCAATGTTTAATGAATTTTCGAATAGAATATCTAACATTGGTGATATAAACTATGGTAAACCAAAACCAATATCAGCATCATTGCAATTTTCAAAAGAAGATGTATATAAAGTAGCACAACGAATATTAGTAGAAAGTATTCAGAAATATTTACCACAACGAGTAGTTCAACAATCGACTGAAGTTGAAAATACATTCGAACCTAGCAGAGATGATGTTGGTAGAATTCTACAAAGACGAGAATCTGATGTAGTTATTAATTCAAAGCAACCTCAAGTAAATGTTACTAAGAAAAAGACACAAAATACAATTGAGGAAGTAAAACTACAAAAGGAAATAATGAAAGAAGTTCCAAACGAACTTCCAATTCCAAAGTTTTCAAAACCAAATCTATCTAAAATTAGAAACAAAGGGTTCTTTGGTAGAAGATTAGGTAATAATGGAAATGTAAACACATTATAAGATGCCGGTAAATAGAATTGAAAATATAAATTTTGACCAAACCAATTTAACAGAAGATGGTGTTTTGGGTGGTGGTAGTGCAAGTATTGGTGTTGTACCGATAAACACTGTAACAAATACTTTTGTATTTACTATTAAATCAAATGAAAATTCATTTACTACTAAAGTAAATGGGCAAGTTGTTGCTAATAGTAAGCAGTTGAGAATTAGTAGAGATGAGTTATCCAAAAATTTTAAAAAAGTAGAAGTATCTAAAACCGGATATATTTCGGATGAATATTATATCATTGAAATGTTAGATGATAATTCGCCCGTTATAATAAACTCAAAAATAGAAACTCCATTGGGGTTATCTACCAAAAGTATAGCACTAACAAAGTATAAGAATAATCAACAAATTGGACTACCCCAATTCATAAACAATGATGTATCCGTTGAGTTAGATTTTACCTTTAATAAAGTATCTAACGCTGATATTTTAATGGAGCAGATTACAAAATATAACTTATCATTTAGTATCACCGGTAAAGGTTCTCCTGTTAGTGTTCTAAAAAATAACAATAAGAGTGCTGAGTTTTTTCCTAAAATTGGATTAAGTACATATAACGATATATCTGGAACATCCTATAAGTTAAGGTCATCTAATTTATCATTATATCGAATAACTAAGTTGATTGTTACAAATCAGAGTGAATCAAAGTTATTAACCGCAAATGTTGGAGAAAGTTTAGAAATAGATATAACTTTAAATGATGACTACTCTATTGATATTATTACTGAAGAAGTACAACAAGAAATACCAGCATTAAATCCTCAAATTGAATTGGTAAATAAAGATACAAAAACATATAATATCAATTCAGAAGTAGGTGTACCATTGATGTTTAGAAAGAACAAAGATGTCCAAGCAATCACTGTAATCATTGGTGATGATGTTTTGGAGTTTGATGATTTAGATAAAGGTGATTTATGTGGTATAACAATTCCACATTCATCTTTCAAAAAAATTGGTAAATATAATATTAAGGTTTATCCATTCTCTTTCGATGATTATGAAAAGCAAGTTAGACCACAAGTTCCAGCCGATACGATTGAACCTAAAAAAGTAACACCTAAGTTTGATGTAACTGAAGAGATTTCTATCGAACAACCAAAGGCGGAAGATATTTATAATCCATACAACCCAACTTCAGTTGGTAGTGGTGGTGGGGGTAGTAGAGTTCCTATTGTGGATTTTATAAATCAAACCAATAATAAACCAATACCAAATGGTGGTAGTTTTGTTAATAGAATAGTGGATAATAGAAATATAAAATAAGATGGCAGTAGAAAAATTACCTTTTGGCATGGGTGGTGCTGGTGGAAATAACAACACCGGTAATACTAATGCGTCTAATACCAATCCATCGACTATTAATACTCCTATAAATTCTATCAATTATCCAACAAAGGCAACTAACGATTTGGGATTAAAATCAAATTTACCTCAAATATCATTATCGGATAGACCAAAACCATTGATTGAAAAATTGGATGAGGGTATATTGGATGTTGAAACCATTGATGTATCGGCCAGAGCAATTGATTTAGTAATCAATGTAGTAGCTGATTCATACCAAAATATACCTGATGTAACGGATATAACTTATCCTAAAATTGTAAAGGGTGCTGATTTTATTGGATATAATGTAGATTTTGAAATTAGTTGGAAATCGGTTGATACCACTTATGTAAAATTATTTGTTGGAAACTCTACCGATTTTGTTAAACTACCATCAATTGGTTCTCAAACACTTAATGTTTCTCAGTTATTGGAACAATATAAATTAGAAACATTTGATAGTGGTGATAAGATAGATATACCACTAAGGTTAATTCCAATAAACGAAAGTGGAAGTGATGTTTTAGAAGGACCTACTGAAAGTATTAAAATTCAATTTGATAAAGGTGATTTAAATATTCCAAGAGATTTGGCAATCAATAGATTGGCTGAGGGGTTCATTTCTCAATTTGAGAATTGTGAATTTGATGATTCAAAATATCTTACACATCTATTACATTTAGGTGATGGTGATAACAAAGTAATTACAACTTGGGTGGGTAGTGAAGATTCTTTAATTTTGAAATTATACGAACCACTACCAACATCGGTTCAACCAAATGATAAAGTTTGGATTACTAAAATTCAATCTGACCCAATTATTGAAACTATAACCTTAATTGGTGATAATATAGATTATTGTCCACCATTAAAAGGACCTAATTTCTCATTAGAAGTTGATAATGGAATTGGATATCAAGTATATGATGAGTTGTTAGCTAGTGGTTCAACTACAAACACATCATTGGTTCAGCAATACATTTCAAAGACTGGTATTGATACCGAAAAATTAAACATTGAATATACCACTGGCTCTGAATATTACTTTGATAACTTTGTACATTTTGGGTCTGCTGAAGAAAGAATTAAAAACTTTTGGTACAAAATTGAGTTATTGGAATCTTATCAAGAAAAATATAACTCACTAACAACTTCAACAATTGAGTTGGGATTTGTTTTAGCGGAAGGTGGAGCATATGATGGGTATGTAATTATAACTGAAGATAGTGGTTCACTACAATTAGATTCAACAACAACTACAGCCGCATCGATTATTGAAGCTCAAAAACAATTGGATAATATTAATAATCTAATTGGAACATTTGATGGATTTGAAAAATGGTTGTACACATCAACCGATGATTTAGCGTATCCAAAGAGTGGAAACACTATCTTACCATCTACCGATTCTGAATCGATAGCTTGGTATAATGCTGGGGTAAATGATGCTTCTACATTTGATAGAAACAATGTGGATTACCTAAACAATAATCTTCCAGAGTTTATCAAAGAGGATTTCGAAAATCAAGACTTTATGTTGTTTATGGATATGTTAGGACATCACTTCGATGTGATTTGGGCATATATAAACGCATTAACAAAACTAAAAACTCCACAACATAAATCTAACAAAGGATTCTCTAACGAATTAGTTTACTCAATGTTGGAATCGTTGGGATGGAATGGTAGAAAGGCCTTCGATTCTCAATTCCTTTGGGAGTATGCGTTGGGACAATATAAAGATGGTACTCAAAAATATAACCAATCACTTAAATCAGCAAACGAAGAAGTTTGGAGAAGAATCCTTAATAACTTACCTTACTTACTAAAACACAAAGGTACTGCTCGTTCATTGAAAGCAGTAATGGCTTGTTATGGTGTTCCACAATCACTCCTTACAATTATGGAGTTTGGTGGACCAACTGACCCAACGGATGGCGGTACTCAACCATTCACTTTTGAAGATAGAACCGCCGCATTAGTATTTAGTGGTTCTCAACAATTAAGTGTAGATTGGAACACATCTCAATTACCATTGAGTATTGAGATGAATGTGAAGTTAAATGAAGCTGGTAATCAAAGTTTAGTAAAGGGTGTAGCTGGTGCTGCAAACACTTTCTTTGAAATCCAAGCTCTTCAAACAACTGGTTCATATGGTAGAGTTGCATTTACTATGTATTCTGGTAGTTTATCATCCCCATCTGGAAGTCAAACAATTCAAACACCTGAAAGAAAATTATTTGATGGTGAATATAAAACAATTGCACTAACTAGAGCGGATAATACTTTAAATTCTGGTTCGTATTCATTATATCTAAAACAATCGATAAACGATAGATTAGTAATTGATGATTCGGTAAATGAATTAATTAGTAGTTCTTATTGGAGTAATATCAATGAACTATTATTAGGTAGCGCA